CTAATTTGGCGCGACAATTTTGCGACACAATGCCAACGGATTTAGTCTGACCGCATCTTCAAAATGATCTGGTGCAAAGTGAGCATATCGCATCGTCATTTTGATGTCTGTGTGGCCGAGGATACGCTGTAAAACTAAAATATTTCCACCATTCATCATAAAGTGGCTGGCGAATGTGTGTCGGAGAACATGCGTCATCTGACCATCTGGTAACTCTATGCCAGTTCTTTCCATCGCAGAACGAAACGCATAGTAGCAATTGCTAAACAGTTCCCCGTTCTTCTTTGGCAGTGCTTCCGCCAGTTGTGGGTCGATAGGTATTGCCCGGTTTTTCTTTCCTTTGGTTTTAACGAATGTGACTTTATTCCCTGATACCTGAGAACGCCGGAGGTCTTGAGCTTCACTCCAACGCGCCCCGGTAGCTAAACACAGCTTAACAATGATTTCTAAATCGTTAGCGCTACTGTTTCGGCACTCGATTAACAACCTGTCAATCTGGTCACTAGTGAGGTAAGCCATTTCACTTTCTTCCGTGCGGAATTTACGCACGTTTTCCAGCGGGTTGGGTAACGTCCATTCACCTAATCGCTTTAGCTCGTTAAATACCGCGAGAAAATAGGTTTGCTCTAAATTTACGGTTCGTGGTGTAACTGTGTCGATGCGGCTAGTACGTGATAGCTGACCGTTTAATCGTTTAGCCCGGTATGCAGTGAAAAGCTGGGCGCTGAATTCTGTAGCTAGTGGATGCCCCATGCAATCAGCAGCCCATAGCATTGCACTACGGCGCTTCTCACCGTCTTTTAGTGTAATGCCGTGGCGGCTGAACCAGAGTTCAACAAGATCGGCTAACCGCCGCTCTTCTTTGCCGTCTGCTAACCAAGGGGAGGATTGCAATTGCTCCAACGTATAACGCTCAAAAGCTAATGCCTCGCCTTTGGTAGCAAACTTTTTACGGACTCGCTTCCCATCTTTACCACTGCTGCGGTCAATGGTGTACAGGTCGGCGATCCAGCGACCATCTGGTAATTTTCTTACTGGCATGGTTAGGCGTTGAGTAATTTACTTTTTTGCTGTTGAAACTCATCTTCACTCAATATGCCTTTTTCTTTGAGTGCAGCGAGTCGCTCAATCTGGCTAATGAGATCGTTAGGTGCGGTTGAAGAGTTGGTTTCACTGTTATTTGATTTACTTGTACTTGATGCATCTCTGGCATTATTTACAAGATTAGTGAACGGGATAACTACCGTTTTCGGTACGTTTTTTATCGTGTAGTTTTGCCCGCTGGTACTGATTGTTATGTCTCCCAGTAACATTCCTGTTTTCCCACCGACACTAGCAATATCTTTAAGATTCACATCAATCTGCTTTAATCCGTACAACATTCCTTTATCAAGAAATATAACACGTTGATTTGTAAGTGTTATAAGCCATGTATTGCCATCCATTGAACCACTAGCCACCGCTAACGGGGTTTCATCTGTAGCCAGTATTTGCGGCAGGTGGAAGAACTCTTTTTTTGTGCCGAATGAGTTGTCTGAAACCAATTCGGCTAAACGCTTAAATTCGTCTTTTAATTGGTCTTTTGTTGCTGTTTTGTAGTTTAACATTCTGATTTCCTTTCAGTTATGCAATGGTCAGAATCACCCGACCAATTATTTTAATGTCATCAATTGCGCAATCAAACGCCATGCCAAGCCCGCTAACGCGTACTTTGCGGATAGGGATTAGCGTCAGTGTGCGGAAGCCTGCTTTTCCTTCAATTTCCACTAACCAGTTGCCATCCTGAACTTCATCCAAATTACTAGCCACAATGTAATGCACATCTTTTTCTCTCACGCTTATCAAATTAGCGTGTGAAAGCGCATCATTATTGAGCAAAGAAAAGTCAAAAGTTAGCTTTCCTATGTTTTCAAGACGGCCATCAATTAGCTTTAGTCTATCTATGGTTTTGTCTATCGGGGCGTTTTTTCCAAACTTCTCACCCTCTCCAGAGACTAACCAATGTATGTTTGCCCCAGTTTCAATAGAACATTGGAGAACTATATCTGCCGGGAAAATATCACGTTTATAACGGGAGGATAGGCTACTAGCGGCGATTCCGAGGTGTTCAGCGAGTTCAAGCTTAAGTTTGAAGCCGTATGCTTCAACAACCCGATCTAGGGCTTCGGTACTGGATGAAGGAAACGAAAATTTCAGATGTGTACTCATATTAGCTTGACTCTCATTTAAATGAGCCTTAGTCTCTTCTTGGATTCTCAAATTGACCACATTGCCAAAAATAGCCCGTTATTACCGTAGCGGCTTAACTACTGGAGTTTGCCTTATGCGTCCTAACATTACAATCGTCATTCCTGAGCCATACCTGCCGCTAGATGAGTATTGCCGCCGCACAGGCACCAACAAGGAAACCGCTAGAAACCTGATCGAATACGGTAAGTTGCCTATCAAACCTAAAGGTGCTCAGAAAAAAGGTTTAGTCGAAGTCAACATGGCCGCATTGACGATTCAAGCGTTAAGCGAATGCAATATTTCGCTAAATGCGAATCCATCCTAACTTTAGGGGCACGGATAGCCATGTTTGATTATCAAATTTCCATACACCCACACTTTGATCGCGCCTGTCAGATGTTCGCGTTAAAGCACAATCTGGCGAAACTGGCTGGGCAAGTGGGCATGAATCATCAGACCTTGCGTAACAAACTGAATCCAGAACAGCCGCACAGATTGACCTGTGACGATTTGCTGGCAATCACCAACGCAACCGAAGACGCCACGCTGATCGATGGGCTTTTGGCGCAGCTTAATTGCCTGCCAGCCGTGCCAGTAAATGAGGCAAAGGCAGAACGGCTAACCACGTATGTATTGCAGGCCACCGCCGCCGTGGGCGCGGTTGCTGCTGAAAGCGTATCAGATGAGCGCATGACGCCAGCGCGTCGGCATAACGTGATCGAGAGTATCAACGCGGGTGTGCGTTATTTGTCGCTGGTCGGCCTAACGTTGCAATCGCGTATTCAAGCTAACCCCGCGTTAGCGTCAACCGTAGATGCACTGAGCGGTATTAGTGCGTCGTTGAATATTGGGTGAGGTTGAGATGAAACATAACCCCGAAATATGGCTGCAAGCTGCCGATGATGCGGCGGAGAGTTTTTTATCTCAGTCAGTGGCTGACCTAAAAAGCGACGCCGGGTATGACGCCGTCTCTGTGTTATCCACACTGCACGGCATCTCCGATGCGGTTTATTACCTCAATGAACCGCTGTATCACTTTATCAAACATCATACACAGCAATGGTTTCTGGGTGGGATGAGTCAGCACCCATCGTTTTTAACAGCATGGCAGCACGAAAATATCCCTAGTGATATTAGTGCGTCGTTGAATATTGGGTAACAGCATGTATTCAGGCACACGCTTTATTTTTGAGAGTGTGGGGAAGGAAGTTTGCATAGATGGTGATGATGTCGCGTTTTTTTATCCATCTATTGCAGATGACGGTAGCCATTTTCTGACTACAAAGAGCGGCAGAACATTCCGAGCTAAAAACGTCAGGGAAATAGTTGCACAAGGGCGGGAGTCATTTAGCTCTTTAACTACGGTCTGCCGCTAGAGATTAATCAGCGTGTAAATCTGTCAATCAGGCTTTGGATTGTATGAAGGTAAGTTTCACGCTGATCGCTTTGAGGAGGATATTGGTTAAGTTCTTTGCGAATAGTCTCGGTCAGTTGAGTGTAGTCACCCTGAGCAAGGTTCAAGACCTGAGAAAGTAGCCCAGTGATAACAATGTGTTGGAGGTTAATTTTATCTTGCAGTGTATCTATTTGGTTTTCAAGTAATTGGATTTTTTCGTATTCAGCGTCATTAAGCATGGGGTCAGTCCATCGAGAAAGTCAAAAAACATTAGCGGTTAATCATATAGCCATATGTGGCCTTTGTTAAATACCCAGTACCTATTCGCAACCGTCTATCCGTGGGCGGTTACCAATAGGAAGGAGGAAAACATGCAAGCACCAATATCAATCGCGCCGTTCCTCTGGTGGCACCAGACGGAGACAAAGCCCGATTTTACGATCACCAAAGGCAAAGGCCGTCAGGGGATCATCATCCGTACCCGTCCGGTGAGTCGCACCCTGCGGGTTATCCGTTCTATCAAATCAGTGATACGGGGGAAAGCATGACAGCCTTTACCGTCAGCAGTATGCAGAACTTGCCCGCGGGGCTGCGCAACGTGATCGGCAAACACTTTGCCGATAGCCGCTGGCGTGAAACCTGTGCCTATTACAACAGCCTGCATGAGCGTGACCGTTTGACGGTCTGCTTTCATGCGCAGATGAAAAAGAGCCAGACCGTTTACCGTCTGGAGGAAATGCCAATAGCAGAGCGTGAGCGGATTGTTTGCGCGATTGATGAACTGCGCCGGACTTTTTCAAAGGTGCGTAGTCGGGGCGTAAATACGTCAACGTTTCTGAGCTGGTTAAATGTCGGCGAGAGAAAAACCCTATTTATGCACGCTGGGTTAACTGAAAAAGAATTTAATCAACCCTATTGGCGAATTGACGATGAATCATGCCAATGGCGTAAGCCAATATTACGCGCATTAAATGAGCTTGTGAGTTTATTTGAAGCTGCCCCCGACATTCTGACGGCAATTAAACCCGAAGAATATCTGAGTTAAATAACCATCTGAAATTAATTAGGCGCTTAACCGCGTCGGGACTCCCTTTATCTGAGGATTATATGCACATGTATAAAACGGTAGGTCAGAAAATGCGTAGCAGAGCACACAGTGAAATTACGCAATCCATGCTTTCCCGCGCCAGAGCAGAAGCGAAAGCCGATGCGCATACTTCTTTTTCTTCCCGTCTGGATAGATTGGCGACTCATGCCGCTATTAATGAATTGAGCGGTGTGGAAATCATCGAATTATTACGGCAGGAATCCGAAGCCTTCAATAATTCCGGTGCAGATATTAAGGCGGTGATGTAATGGAAAACCCCGCTTATAACCGCGTTGATATCAACGGTAATTATGCAATAGCGAAGGTCGGCTATGACTTTGCGCTGGGCGAAATCAAATGCGGGAAAGAAGACGGCGACCAGCCTTATTTATCCACGCTGGCCGTTTATCAGAATCCCGTCAGCCTCATTAACGATTTTGTGCATCGTGCTATCGCCACTGAAATTTGGCGCGGGAACGTCACCGACGCTAAAAAATTGCTGGCCGAAAGCAAACGCTTTGCCGCGCTGTGCCAGTCGGCCTTTGACCAACTCAATAACGATAAGGGGCAAGATTTATGAGCCGCCGTTCTAGCCTCGTGGGGAGCGCAATGGTGCGAGAGATTGTCGAGTCAGAGCGAGACACAGTCGATTTAACTCAACTGGTTCTAAGTGAAATCAGTGATTTTTTTGCAGGTATCGGCCAGCCCGGCGCACCAGAGACGCCGGAAGAAATGCAATTGGTGTTGATGGCGCGTGTCAGGGCAGTAATGGAGGCCGGAAGCCTATGAATACTGTTATCGATACCCGCTGTTTTTCTGCCGATGCAATCAACATTAACTCAGTGTCTGGCGGTAAAGATTCGCTGGCGCAATGGCTGTTAGCTATTGAGGCAGGTGTACCAACCATCCGCGCATTTGCTGACACAGGACATGAACACCCGCAAACAATGGAATATCTGGATTATCTGGAATCCAAGCTGGGGGAAATTCGCAGGGTTAAAGCCTCGTTTGATGAGCGTATAGCAGGAAAGCGCAAGTTTGTTGCTGAGCGCTGGCCTGTCACGCTGGTAACTGAATGCGGTATGACTGATTCACAGGCCGCCGCAACGGTTGCCCGTGCGCTTGATGTTCTCCATCCTACTGGCATTCCTTTTCTGGATTTATGTATGTGGAAAGGTCGATTCCCTTCCACTAAAGCCCGCTTTTGTACTTTTGATCTAAAACACGCGCCTATTCGTGACCAGATCGTCATGCCGCTGCTGGCTGAATATGACGAGGTTATCAGTTGGCAAGGTGTACGTGCGGAAGAATCCCCCGCACGCGCATTACTGCCAGAATGGGAAACAGATGCAGATAATACACCGGGATTACATGTCTACCGCCCGATACTCACATGGACTCATGCTGATGTGTTTGCACTGGCACGCCGTCACGGCATTAAACCTAATCCACTCTATCAGCAGGGATGCAGCCGCGTAGGCTGTATGCCATGCATCCATGCGAGAAAATCTGAGTTAGCGGAAATATTCAGCCGCTGGCCGGAAGAGGTGGCGCGTGTGGCTGAATGGGAACGGCTGGTTGCTGCTTGTTCTCGCCGTGGTAACAGCACGTTCTTTCCTTCGACTCAAGACCCACGTAAAGCCGAACGCCGTATTGAGTTCATCAGTGTTGAATCTCACGGTATTGAAACCTATAGAGACTGGGCGTTGACCTCTCGCGGTGGCAATCAGTTTGATCTGTTTGCTGGCATGAATGACAAGGCCGTGTGCAGCAGCGTTTACGCTGGGATTTGTGAATGACCGTCACCCACCGGGGGCGCTCCGCTCCCACACCTCCGCCACCTTTTCCCGGCAGCACCCGCGATGCGTTCGTGGGTGCGCATTCATGGAATGCCCCGCGCCCGGCCATCGTACCGGAAGAAAGACAACTTACCCGTGAGGAATGGACTCAGGGGCAAGCCGTTTTAGCGAAAATTAACCAGCAACCGCACTTCTTGCGCGAAATCTGCCTGAGTCGCTACGTTTACCTGCAAAAGAATAAAGGCCAGCTCAGCGCCCATCGTTTTCTGGTTAACAGTTTTATGCAGCGCATGTGGCCGCGTATTGAGGCGATCAATGCCCGCCATGCCATGAACCGCCACGCCTCCGAGCGTTTCCTGTCTGAATCTGACGCTTATCAAACGCTACCCGGCATGAATGACAAGGCGCTGGGGCGTCTGGCTGCGCGTATTTCCGGCCAGATATTTTCTGCGTATGAGGAAATGAGCGATGCCATGAAAGCGCAGCTCGGCGGCCAGCCGGACGCACTCTTTACCGACGCGGCACAGACCGAGCTTTTCGGCCATGTCGCCAGCATGGCGCGTGCGTTCAATATCACTCCGCTTTTCTGGAAGAACTACCGCAAAGGAACGCTGAATATACGCAAAGCGATAGCCAGCATTTCCCGCCTGATTAATGAGGAATGGTGGACTCGACAGCTTAAAGCCCAACGCACCCGCTGGCGTGAGGCGTTGAATATTGCAGTCGGTCAGGTCAGTAAAAAGGCGTCCCCGTATGCCAGCAAGATGGCGATCCGCGATGTACAGTCGCGTCGCCTCGCCAATATGGATTACCTGAAAAACTGTGAGCTGGAGAACGTCGCAACAGGCGAACGTATCGACCTGATCGACAAGGTAATGGCGAGTATATCCAACCCTGAAATCCGCCGTATGGAACTGATGAGCACTATCGCTGGGATTGAGCGTTACGCCAGCGAACAGCGAGACGTCGGGATGTTCATCACAATCACTACCCCGTCGAAATATCACCCGACCCGCGTGATCGGCAAGGGCGACAACGAGAAAGTCCAGTTTAACCGGAGCTGGGACAATGAAGCGTTTACGCCGAAAGACGGCCAGCGCTATCTGGTCAGGATATGGGGCAAGATGCGCACCGCATTTAAAGACGCAGACCTGAAAGTTTACGGGATGCGCGTTGTCGAGCCGCACCACGACGGGACACCACACTGGCACGGGATGCTTTTTTGCAAGCGTGCACATCGCCAGTCAGTCATCGACATTATGCGCCGCTATGCCCTGAAAGAAGACGGCGACGAGCGCGGCGCGGCTAAGTACCGTTTTGAATGTAAACACCTCAATAAGGGCGGTGCGGCTGGCTATATCGCGAAATATATCAGTAAAAACATTGATGGCTACGCGCTGGACGGCCAATTGGACGACGAAACCGGAAAGCCGTTGCGTGATATGGCCGCAGCCGTTACAGCGTGGGCGTCAACGTGGCGTATCCCGCAATTTAAAGCCATCGGTATTCCCACAATGGGCGCGTATCGCGAGTGCCGAAGCGGCACGTTACGTAGCGTCAATCTTACTGACCAGTTCGACGAACAGGTCGAGGCGGTTCGCTGTGCTGCTGACGCCGGAAAATTTGACGCGTACATGGCCGCACAGGGCGGCGCGAATGTTTCCCGCGAACTGCAAACGGTGCGTGTTGCGCGTCGAGTATCGGACAAGCTCAACGAGTATGACGAAGAGGTGCAAAAGGTTGTCGGGATTTTTGCCCCGCATTTGGGCGCGGGTCATGTATTTGAAACCCGTACAACAGAATGGCGCATCGTTTCTAAAGCCGTTGCCGTTGAGCCGTTGACTTTAAAAAGCGCCCTCGGCGCGCCTCGGAGTCCTGTCAATAACTGTGGGTTGCGTTCTCAACGGTCGGGCGAAAATGTCAAAAAGCAGGCCGAAAATAGCGGCATAGCAACGACATCAGAAACCGATAACCCACCGATTGACTGGAATGACGACGCGGCTGTGAGGGCGCTAGGAATGCGTCTGCGTGAGCAATCCGTCAGAAAGAATCATAAACAGCGCGACTTTAACCCCAATACCCTCCGCGATCCGTCACCGTCAGCCAGATTGACGGGCGAGGAACGGGAGCGGATACCCCGTATCCAGCGTGATTTGTCCCAGCGTGGTATCAGCGTTCAACGCTGGGAGCTGGAAGCGCTGGCGCGTGGGGCAAAAATGAAGATTGACGGCGAACTTATTTCATACCCGGTGGCTGATGAGTGGCCGGGGTTTAGTAATCAGATGGAGATAGTAAATGACTAAAATCAATGAATTAATCAAACAGATGGGTGAGTTAGCCGAAGAGATACTGGAGTTGCAAGCGGAAGGACGTGGTGGGAGTGACTTAATACATCTGTATGACCGCGCAGATAGCGTATTCAGTGCTGAGAACGTCAAGGCGCTACTTCAAAACAACGATGCTCTAATCGCCACGATTGAAATGCAAGACCAGAAGATTCAAAAGCTAGAGGTGCGGTCAATCAGCTTGCCGCGATTGCCTGTTCTCGGTAGTAATACTGAGTGGTATCAGGGGTTTGCAGCCGGGGCGCGTTCTATGCGGAAAGATTGTATAGGGGCAATAAACGCCGCAGGCATAAGGGCAAAATAATGCATCAGTTAACGCGAGAAGTTCCTAAATTTACGTTGCGCCACCTGAAATTAGCTGGGGTAATTCAACGCTTACAGGACATCATGGTTAAAGAAAATATTACACCAGATGAGCTGGTTAGTTGTTCTGAGGCGGTCAGAGATAGCCAGAGGCGAATAGATTCAGCATTGTTAAAAAGCTAGGGGCATGATTTAAAGTTAATTCTGTGAATGCCTCGGCGTGAAATGTTTAAGTGACATGTCACGCCGTTTTGCATGGCGTGGGACACATAATCAATCGGTAACCTGTAGCACACTAAGTGATTGACGAGAATTTCAATATGTAAAATACTGTATTTGCATACAGTATTTTTTTTGGGGGATTTGTGAGTAACGATTTAAGGGAGCATGTTATGTTGGAACGGGTGGCGCTAATCGCTCGTCTAGCTAACGAAAGCTGTTGCAAAGAGCGGGATAGAGAAATCGCGCTCGGACTCATTGAGGATTTAGCTAACGGCACGATAGAAACCAGAGCGCGGCCTCACAACTGCGAGGCGTTAGGATTGCTGGAATACCTGAAAAAACGATTAGAAAATGCCGTCCTTTAGCAATGCATGCATAACCCGCATGATTTTGCATGATGGTCTATCCCGATTTATCCCCGTTGGTGCTACAGATGGCGCGGATCGCGCTGGATCACTCATGCATGAAAGTCGGCATGAAAAGCGGGAAGCGGGCAGGCGGGGAGAGGTGCGAGCGGTGGGGTAAGAGGCAGATAGGCTTGGCAAGCCATACATAATTATTTGAAAAAAATTCTTGCTTACATATTAACTAAAGCTACCCTGCATGTTAAAGAACTACATATATGTGCTACAGTACTAATAGGGATAGATAATTTAGGTAAAAGAGACATGAAAATAAAAATTAATAATTTTGGCACTATCTCAGACGCAGATGTTCACATAGGCGGCTTAACAGTTATTACTGGAGAAAACGATACTGGAAAAAGTACAATTGGAAAGGTTGCTTTTTCATTGGTAAAAGCAATCTCAAGATATGAAGAAGGCCTTGAGGAAGAGAAGGAAGATAAAATAAACTCAATCGTGGATAGAATTTATTTTAATCTTCGTAGAAGTGTTAGTATTGTAGCTAATCCTAGACTTAGAGAGTTGTTCACCCCTAGGAAATTTTTTACACAAATTAAAATTGATACTTATAAAACGATTAATGAAAGAAGAGAATTCATCGACTCTTTAAAAGAGAATGGAGTGATATCGTACTTATTGCACCAAGCCTCTCATGAAGATCTTAATAAGATTATTGATATTCTAGAAGAATCTGAGGATGAAATATCTTCAATTAATAAAGCTTTGAGAAAAGGATTTTATTCTGAATTCAAAGGTGAAATAATACAAAAAGGACATGAAAGCCCTGTAAAAGCCTCGCTCGAAGTTACTGATGGCGTGAGCGAACTTATTGACCTAAAATGGACTAGAGATGGGATTTATCACTTTGTATATAGTGATAGTTTAGGATACGCAGATGCGACTTATGTGGACTCACCAAGCGCAGTGCAATTCCACAATTTAGTTCAGTTTGCAAAAACATTATATGATAATACGTCAGAACCCGGCAGGCCGACCGTTCCTTTTCATTTAAAAGACTTATCTGCCAAACTTAGTGATTCAGCTTATAGCCTTTTTGAACACTCTGATTTATTTCCAGAAGGTACTTTTTTATATGACTCGGTGCTTATTTCCAAAAAAATAAGTTTAGCTCTTGGTGGCGAGGTTGTTTTCGATCATGAGGCAAGTGATTTTTTCCTTGAAAAACACGGCTTTAGAATTTCATCAGGAAATATTGCGTCGGGAATAAAATCACTCGGCATTCTTGATATGTTAATTAAAGGTGGTTCTGTACAACCAAATTCATTATTAATAATAGATGAACCTGAAGTTAACTTACATCCTAAATGGCAAGTTTTGTATTGTGAACTCATTTGTGATTTGGTAAGGCTAGGCGTAGATATTATTATAACCACGCACAGTCCCTATGTACTGGATGCGTTAAAGCATTATAGTGAAAAAAATGGTATCGAAAATAGTTTTTATCTAACGGAAAGATTTCCTAACGAGCCATATACATATTTTTTAGATATTACTAAAAATGTATCTCACGCCATAAGTTTATTAGCTGCCCCACTGAGAGATCTAAATCAGGAATATTTAAATGATTTCTAATGAAGAGCTAATTTTTAGCAAACTAAATGAAATATATTCTGATTCTAAAAAGGATATAACCAGCCTGAGTTTAAACGATTCTGGCGATAGAGAATTCATCATATGTGATGCTATGGCATTTAATTATGATTCTGTATGGAATTGTTCTGGAATATACAGAAACGAATTGAAGGAAAAATCTCCAGATGCCCTGTTCTATCATGATTCAAAATTATATTTCGTAGAATTTAAAGAGGGCGGAAGCAGAAAAGAAGATATTAGATTGAAAATCCATGAGGGGATAACTACTTTATATCATTTTGTTTGCAAGCACATACCATCTATTACTAAGAAAGAATTTGTTGATCTCAACATTAACTATGCTGTTATTTGTCGTTCACAGTCAGATAAATCAGTCCTCAGTGCGGATTTATTAAATGCTTTAGAAAATTCATCTCGAAAATATAATCTTAAAAACCTAGAGGGTTTTTTAATTAAACAAACGGCTATTGTTGACGAACCTAGACAAATTTTAAATCTTTTACATAAAATCACTGCCGGCACTGTCACTAACATCTGCATTTTTGAACATATGGGAGAAACGCAAAATTTCAGCATAACACAATGATTAATATAGCTTTATAGCTTTCTTCGTAGCACATCGAGTGACATGAAAAAGCTATAAAGCATCTATAGTTCAAATTAATTTGCTAATTGGTAGTCTATAAATTGAATTACCTTCATTCCTATCCAATCATTAACCTCTTTCATCCGTTCTTGCAACGGCGTCAACTCGTTCCTGACAAACACCTGACTCGCCTTTTCCACATCCCCAAAACCGCCCGTGTTATTCGGGATAATCCCCATCATCTGCGGCGGCACCCGGTGGGCGCTGAGCAGATCATCACGGCTGGCATTCTTGATGTTAAAGAAGTCGTCTTTGGTTGCCACCTCGCTGAGCGGCACAATTTTGATGCCGTCCGGCTTGCCGTTGGGCGCGTAGAAAAACAGGTTCTTAAAATTCCCCAGCCCCTTGGTGCCGTTCATTGCTGCGCGTAGCTTATCTACATCTGTGCCGCTTTGTGCCGCATCAGTCACGTACATGATGTAACCCGCGTGCGCGCCATTCTGGTAATACTTGCGCCGGAACAGCGTCGCCGACTCATTCAGCCATGCCGAGTTTAACGAGCTGATATACTCCGGCAGGCCGTATATTTCCTGATTGATATCCGGCTCCAGCAGATGAAACACGCTGCCCGGTTCAAAGCGGTGTGGTTCTTTAAATGACTGCACGAACCAGTAAACATCCTCTTCTACCCCGCGCCGGGTGTACTTGGCCGGGCTGGAATCCAGCCGTAAGATGCCGCCAGTCCTGTTCAACCGCTTTTCCAGAAAGCCATTGCCAAACACCAGATAATCCAGCACAAAGCGGCTAAAATCCTGCTGGCTTAACAGAGGGTGCGGGATAAAGGTACTCACCAGAATGTTACGTTTCACGTAGATCGGTGAGCTGTGATGCACGGCGGCGCGCAGGCTTTTCGCCAGACCGCTGAAGCTGATCGGCGGCTCAATCCATTTGCCGTTATGGATACACTCGGCATAGTCCAGAATGTCGCGGCGATCCAGAACGGCGGACGGTTCACCAAAAGTAAACGCCTCAATCGGTTGTGCCTGGCTGACGGGGAGCGATTTTGACTGGCGATATTTACGCTTTTTCATTCGTTAAAATCCAAAATGCTGACAGGGACATGACCGTTAATCGCGGTCAGGGGTTCGTTTAACAGCGCGTGCATGGTTGCCCATGCCACATCGGCGTGGCTGATTTCCTCGCTGCGGCTGGCTTCATAGGTGGTGCGGTTACCGCTGGCCGTCATGGTTTTGCGTATGGCCATGAACGATTGAGTGATGTCGGTGTGGCTGGTGTCGTACTCCAGCCGTCCGCTGGTGATGGTGTCTTTCGCCTTGAGCACCATCGCGGTTTTAATTTCCGGTGAGTATTTGATTTCGCGTGCGGCCGGGAAGAAGCCGCGCACAAGCTGGTAAACGCCCTGACCGAGGCCCGTTGCATCAATGCCGATGTATTCGACGATGTATTTTTCCGTCAGCAGCTTGATAGCCTCGGCCTGTGCGGCAAAATCCATGCCCTTCCACTGGAATCGCTCCAGAATGCGGAATTTACCGCCCGGTGCCTGCGGCGGTGCCAGTACCACACAGCCAGCGCTATCACCTGTATGTGACGGGTCGTAACCAATCCAGACGGGCTTATAGGCAAACGGGCGCAGCGCGTAGGGGTTGAAGTCTTCCCACTCTTCCAGCGCATCGACCATACAGCGCTGTAGCTCTTCAAACGGGAACACTGACGCCTTATCATCAACAAATTCACACATCAGCAGGTTCTGATACTCTGCCGGGCTGTATTCCAGCGTGAGTTGGTCAAGGTCGAACAGGTTACAGCCCCCGGACAGCGCATCTTCTACCGTCACAATCTGCCGCCACTGGCCGTCACCGCACAGCACGCCGCCGGAAAGGTTGGCATGGCTTAAATCCAGATGGAGGTGATCGGCCTTGTTGCCGCGCCCCTTGTTAAACAGCTCACCCGACCAGAACGGATAGGCGCTGTGTGCCAGACTCGATGGCGTTGAAAAGTACGTGGAGCGCCATTTCTTGTGCAACGACATGCCGCTGGCAACCTTGCGCAGCTCCTGAAATTTGGGTATCCAGAAATATTCATCCAGATACAGGTTTCCGGTGTAGCTCTGCGCGGTGCGGATATTGGTGCCGAGGAAGAACAGGCGCGCCCCGTTCGGCAGCACCATCGGGTCGCCTTTCAGGTCAACATCGACCAGCCGGGCAAAGTCGATGATGTAATTTTTAAAGACGTGTGCCTGTGCCTTACTCGCTGACAGGAAAATCTGATTGCGCCCAGTGGTCAGCGCATCAATCAGCGCCTCCCGCGCAAAATAGAACGTTGCCCCAATCTGGCGCGATTTCAGGATATTGCGGATACGGTGCTGGAGTCCGGCCTGATGCCAGCCGCGCTGGTAGTCAAAAATCTCATCTAGGAAAATGTCGTTCAGCTTCTCGATGGCCGCATCGCTGAAGTGGTTCTTTTCCGGTGCCTTGCGTTCACCCTTATTGCGGTTGCGCACGTTGGGATTGAGATCGGCCTCGTTGCCCGTCTGGCTGTAGCGGTTCACCCGCGCCAGCCGCTCAATCTGACGGCCTAACAGGTCAATCTCTTTGTAGTCATGCCCCTCCTTTTTCGTCTTCATGATGAGCTGAATCAACCGTGCTTCCAGACTGGCCTCCACACGCGATACCGGGGCGATAGCGTCCCAGCCGTCGCGCTGCTTCCAGCTCTGAACGGTCGGCGTTTTCTGGTTCAGCATTTCCCCAATCTGACGCACCGAAAAGCCCTGCCAATAGAGCAAGGCTGCCTGTCGCCGTGGGTCGCTGATGATGGTGGTATCGATGGCTGTATTCATGACGGCAAGGCTACGTCAGCGCCGACCTTCCCCGCCTTAAGTGCCTGTTGTGCCAGCGGTTAGCGAACCGTGATTGATGGCGCGGCAAGGTGTCACGCCGGATACTCGCCCCGACTTCCCGCAAACAACGGATGAGAAAATGGCAAAGAAAATTTCTAAGTGGTTCCGCGTCGGTGTTGAAGGTGACACCTGCGATGGTCGCATCATTGATGCGAACGATATTCAACAGATGGGCGAGGGATTTGATCCGCGTGTCTACGGTTGCCGCATCAACATTGAACACGTGAAAGGCTTACTGCCCGATAGTCCCTTCCGGCGCTACGGCGATGTGGTCGAACTGAAAGCCGAGAAGATTGAAGATGACTCGGTGCTTAACGGCAAGCTGGCGCTGTTTGCCAAAATCGACCCGACAGACGAACTAGTCGCAATGATTAAAGCGCGCCAGAAAATCTATACCTCAATGGAAATTCAGCCCAATTTCAGCAACTCAGGGAAAAGCTGTCTGGTCGGTCTGGCGGTTACTGATGATCCAGCCAGTCTCGGCACGGAAATGCTGGAGTTCAGCGCCAAAGCCAAACATAGCCCGCTGGCTATGCGCAAATCCTCCCCGGAAAACCTCTTTTCTGTCGCCACCGAAGTAACGCTGGAGTTTGAAGACCTGCCGGACGTGGAGCCGACGCTGTTGTCACGCATCAAAACCCTACTGAGCCGAAAACAGTCCAGCGATGACACCCGTTTTACTGATGTGCATGAAGCTGTGGCCGAAGTGGCCGGACAGGTGCAGACCAACGCCGACAACGTGGAGCAGCGCTTTACCCAACTTGAGCAGCGCCAACAGCAGGACATTGCCACGCTGACGCAGAAACTGGCCGCCAGTGAGCAGCAGTTGACTGACCTCAAAGGCACGCTGGACAAAACCGAAAACTTTTCACAGAAGCGTCGTCCCCCGGCGACAGGCGGCGACGGTGCTGAATCCGGGCTGACGGATTGTTAATTGATCGCCGTTCGTGAATGACACTCATTAGGTAAACAGGAATAAAGAACAATGCGTAAAGACACTCGTTTTAAATTCAATCAATATCTGAGCCGAATTGCAGAACTCAACGGAATTAACGTTGATGACCTGAGCAAAAAGTTTTCGGTTGAACCGTCTGTGACTCAGACGCTGTTTGATAAAATTCAACAGTCCTCGTCGTTCCTCAAACAGATCAATATGGTTGTGGTCAGTGAACTGACCGAGGAAAAAATCGGTGTTGATGTCAATGGCACGATTGCCAGTACGGCAGATACCGACAATGGTGAAGAACGGCAGACCGCCGATTTTTCAAAATTCGACTCATACCGCTACTTCTGTAAGCCCGTCAATTTCGATTATCACCTGAAATACAACAAGCTGGATTTGTGGGCGCGATTTCAGGATTTTCAGATCCGTATCCGCAACGCCATTATTAAGCGCCAGGGGCTGGATTACATCACTATCGGCTTTAACGGCGTGAAGCGTGCCGCCACGTCTGATCGCAAAGCAAACCCGCTCTTACAGGATGTCGCGGTGGGCTGGCTGCAAAAATACCGTAACGATGCGCCAGCGCGTGTAATGAATAAAGTCACGGAGGCCGAAGGAGGTATTTCTGACACTATCAAAATCGGTAAGGGTGGTCATTACGTCAGCCTTGACGCGCTGGTGATGGATGCCCATGAGTCCCTGATTGAAGAAATCCACCGTGAAAACCCTGAAATGGTCGTCATTTGTGGTCGTCGCATCCTGACCGATAAATATTTCCCTCTGATTAATAAATTTCAGGACAACAGCGAACAACTGGCGGGTGAGTTAATTATCAGCCAGAAAACCATCGGGCAGTTACAGGCGGTACGTGCGCCATTCTTCCCTGCCAACGCCATCATGATCACGACGCTGGATAACCTGTCTATTTATCTCTATGAAGACGGCCATCGCCGCCACATTGTCGAGAATCCCAAACTCGATCAGGTGGAAAATTATGAACAGGTAAAAGTCGATTTCGTTATCGAAGACTACGAAGCCGGGTGCCTGATTGAAAATATTGAAATTCTGGAGCAGGACGGCACCACAACACCAGAAACGGAAAGCGCCAAAATCATGGCGTCTGAGCTGGCAAAAGCCGTTCAGGAACTGATTGCAGCGAATACCAGTCAGGCCAGTCCCGCCGCAACTGACACCCCAACAGACACCACAAATGAAGGCGGGGAATAATCCATGTTAAGCCCCGCCCAGCGTCACATGATGCGGGTATCGGCTGCCGAGGCGTCGCAGCGTGAGAATGACCCGCTGCGTAACGCCACCGGATACGAGCAAATGCTGTTCCGGCTTGCGGCTGATAAACGCACGTTAAAACAGGTGCGCTCCATCGAGCGTAAGGCCGAGATGAAAAGCGGGCTGTTGCCCACGTATGCACCGTGGGTGGCGGGTGTCCTCGCCAGCGGTCGCGGCGCACAGGATGCGGTATTGATGACGGTCATGGTCTGGAAGCTCGACGCCGGAGACATCCCCGGTGCGCTGGAGATTGCCCGTTATGCACTCCAGCACAAACTGGTGATGCCGGAGGGATACACCCGCCCGACGCCGTACCTGTTGGCAGAAGATGTGGCCGACGCCGCAACCCGCGCCCATACCGCCGGGCAGGCGGTCAGTATTGACCTGCTAATCGACACGCTGACGCTGACCGATGCGGAAGACATGCCAGACCAAGTGCGCGCCAAGCTGCACAAAATCATTGGCCTGATACTGCGTGGCGGCAAGCCGGAGCAAGCCCTGTTTCACCTGAAACGCGCCTTTCAGCTTGATAGCCGAAGCGGTGTGAAAAAAGACATAGAGCGGCTGGAAACCGCGCTGCGCAAAGCAGCGGCCAGCCGTTAACCCAACGCGCCCCGCGCCGGGCGGCACACAGGCCGGAACAGTTCACTGTTTTCTGTGCCTGTGTCCACCGCCCACCTATTCAGAGGTTGTCATGACGACAATGATTTTCCCCGCGAAAGCGGAGCCACACCCGGATGCGGTGGTTATCCCTGTGCCTGTAAAACAGGATGCGGTAATCGAAAATACCTTTTTCTGGCCTGCCGTGGAGCCGGGAACGCTGCGCACGCTGATGCGCCTTGAGAACACCGTCACGCCGGAGCGCCTGCGCCATGCGGCATTAACGGCGATTTCAGAAGTGAATGCAGAGCTGTTCGAGTACCGCCGGGCGCAGATGGCGGCAGGGTTTACCACGCTTGCCGCCGTTCCGGCTGAGCGGCTCGACGGCCAGAGCGAAAAGCATCATCACTATCTGCGTGCGGTCAGCGCCATTACCACAGCGACGCTGTACGAGCGCTACCGGAGCTATGACGCCAGCGCCAAAGGCGACCGTAAAGCCGATGCGCTCGACGGCACGATTGATGAACTGTGGCGCGATGCGCGCTGGTCAATCAGTCAGTTGCAGGACAAGCCCCGCTGCATCATCGGGCATATCTGATGAACGTTATCGCCCAGCAGGGCGACACGCTGGACGCCCTGTGTTATCGCCACTATGGGCGCACGCAGGGTGCCGTTGAGGCAGTGTTAGCCGCTAATTCGGGGTTAGCCGAATTAGCGGCGATATTGCCCCACGGCACCGCAATCACCCTGCCGGATATTGCCAGCGCCCCTGTCGCAGAAACGGTGAGTTTATGGGATTGAATATGGAAAGAATCACGTCGTTTATCGCGTACTGGATAAGCGTCGCGCTGGCCTTTTTTGGCGCGATGACGCCGCAGGATTTCGCGGCCTACTTCGGGGCGCTGGGGGTGGTGTTCACTGTCGGCGTTAACTGGTACTACCGCCGCAAAAGCTACCAGCTATTGAAGACTATCGATCCCCGCGAGGTTATCAATGAAATCACTCGTTAAACGCTGCGTTATCGCCACGGTGTTAGCGCTGGCCGCGTTAGTGCCGGATTTTTCCTTACTGAAAACCTCACAAGAAGGGCTGGCACTGATTGCCGACCTTGAGGGATGCCGCTTAAGTCCGTACCAGTGTAGCGCGAATGTGTGGACAAACGGGATCGGACACACCGCAGGCGTGGTGCCGGGGAAAACCATCACCGAGCGTGAGGCTGCGGTCAATCTTGTGGCCGATGTGTTGCGGGTCGAAAAAGCACTGGCACGCTGTATGGCCGTTAACATGCCGCAGGCCGTCTATGACGCCATCATGAGCTTTGCGTTTAATGTCGGCGTCGGTGCGGCCTGCCGCTCTACGCTGGCGTTTTTTATCAATAAAGGCCAGTGGCGCAGCGCCTGTGACCAGCTACTGCGCTGGGTGTATGTCAACGGCCAGATATCACGCGGTATTGAAACCCGTCGCCAGCGTGAGCGCGCTGTCTGCCTTAAGGGGGCGGCATGAGCACGTTTACCCGTGTAATCCTTGTTGTTGCCGTGTTGTTCATCGTGCTGCTGTTCGTGACTAAGAGGCAACTGTCTGACGCGGAAAAACTGATTAGCGAACAGAGCGCAACGCTGGTTAAACAGTCGCTTGAACTGCTGGTCAGGGATAGAGTGATCGACACGTTGCAGTCCAGCGCGATACGCAACGAACAGGCACAGGCGGAACTCCGCACGAAACTGTCACAGGCCGGGCAACTGGCCGCGTCCCGCGATAAAAAAATCATGAGGTTGCTTAATGAAAATGCCGATCTGCGCCGCTGGTATGGCACTGCTTTGCCTGACGACTTTAAGCGGCTGCACACCCGCCTCGCCTTTGACAGCCCCGACGCTTATTTACGTTGGCTGTCCGAAGGTAACGAGCTGCCCGATACCGGGAAGCAGCCCGGAAACGAACGGTGATTTAAGCGCTGATAACCGCCAGTTAGAAAGCGCGCTGGTGAGCTGTGCGCTACAGGTCGAAACCATCAAACACTGTCAGGAACAACACCATGCTGAAACCCAACAGCCTGCGCAGCGCCTTAAGTGACGCGGTGCCGGTACTGAAAAATAACCCGGATATGTTGCATATCTTTATCGACAGCGGCGCGGTGGTGTCTACGCTGGCCGCGTCGCTGTCGTTTGAGAACCAGTACACGCTGAATCTGGTCATCACGGATTTTACTGACGATATCGACTGGCTACTGGTGCCGATTCAGGCGTGGATACGTGAGAATCAGCCCGATATCGCCCATGAACCTAAGGGCTTTACCTACATCGCTGACATTAACAATAACGGTAGCTGTGATATCAGCATCAGCCTGAAACTCACCGAGCGAGTGATCGTCAAAGAGGTAGACAAAGCGCTGCACGTTACCCACGCGCCAGAGCCGCCGTTACCTGTTCCCGTCACGCGCCCGGACTCCATGTATATCAACGGCGAATTAGTGAGCCAGTGGCATGAATGAGCTGAAACCGTTTGACGACAAGCTGGCCGGGCTGCTTGCTAGCCTGTCGGCGACTGGCCGTCGAAAGTTGGCCGGAACGGTGGCAAAAGCCCTGCGCGGTAGCCAGCAGCAGCACATCAAACAGCAGCAGGCACCGGACGGCACAACCTATGCCCCGCGCAAAGCCCAGCCAATCAAGGGCAAGAAAGGCCGGGTGAAACGGCAGATGTTCCAGAAACTGCGTACCGCCAAATACCTGAAAGCCAAAGGCACCGCCGAGGCGGCCAGCGTGGAATTTATCGGACGGGTACAGCGCATGGCGCGGGTGCATCATTATGGTTTACGCGATCGGCCTAGTGCTAAAAGCCGAGAGGTGCGGTATGAGGTCAGGCCGTTGTTGGGGCTTAGTATGGAGGAAATTGATATAATTAGAGAGCTTATAGGAGAGCATCTTACACAGTATGAATAAGTTTGTATTTTGAAGCCGCAGTAGCATCAGGAGATAAGCAATGTATGCAAAGAATTAGCGGTGTTTTTGTTGCATCATAGATGATGAATTTATAATTAGTAACTGACTGGCATTATTGTTAATGATAACAATGATCACAAAAACTAAAAAAAAAATTTTGGTGGTTGCATTTTTTTAGTATATGGGATTATATTCTTTATGCAACGTATCGGGTGTATTTCGCCTGTTGCTGTTCTTTAAAAATGTCATTAGGTATGTGTGGATATCGACGCTATGGCTTTCTTAGTTGTAGCGATCTCGTTACGAGATCATGACCGGCCTCCTGGTGCATTAAAACGTTCCTATGAAGAAGAGGATCCCTCGTCGAATAGAGCGTTATTATATGCGACATTTGTCTGGTGTAACGGGTTAGGAGTTGTTTGAGTCAATATAATTTATCCACCTATGATTACTTCGGTCTGGTGATGCAATTTTGCATCTATAAGAGGAAGTAATATTATGAAAAAGAAATACAAGTTAAACCTGTCGTTGGCATTTGATTTTGAAAAGAACTTGACCATTTCTGCTAGAGATAGTGATTTGGTTGAAAAGCAAGTTGACTCAAACAAAAATAGGGGATTGATGACTACGTTAGTAGCATTAGGACCTTACGTTGCTTTCGCGGCGGCTTTAATTAAGCTTTACTGCGTCTTCAACTAACTCCTAACCCATTTTACCATTACATATCGAGACGTTTTTAAATGGATAAACCATATTATCCTCATAGTCCCATATCCGACTTACCAACATTGGCAAAAACATTAGGCGTGAACTTAGTCATGTTAAATGTTATTGTTAATAAAGTTGATGACTCCTATACGGAATTTCAAATTCCATCTAAAAACAGATTTAGAACAGTTTATGAACCTAAGTTAAACTTAAAAAGAATACAAAAAAGAATAAACTCAAGGATTTTTGAATTCATTCAATTCCCTTTTTATTTGCAGGGCGGAGTTAAGGATAGCATTGATAAAAGAGATTATGTTGAAAATGCAAAAATGCATTCATCTAACAATCCTGAAACACTTATAAGCTTAGATATTAAATCTTTTTATGATAATATTAAGTCCGATAAGGTTTTTGATATTTTCAAGTATTTTTTTAAATTCCCAGATGATGTTAGCAATACTCTTACGAAACTGACAACATTTAAAAACAAAGTACCTCAAGGTGCCTGCACTTCCTCTTATCTTGCTAATTTGGTTTTTTTTAACTCTGAATATACTATCGTTTCAAATTTGCGAGGTAAAGGTATTTGTTATAGTAGGTTACTTGACGATGTTACAATGTCAGCAAATTATAGCTTATCAGAAGAGGTCGTTTCAGAAAGTATCAAAAAAGTAGTTGGCATGTTCAAACAGTATGGACTTAAAAGTAACAATAAGAAAAAACGAATAGAGAATAATAAGAATTTAAAGGGTGGTTTTCAGGTCACAGGGTTGTGGGTGGGACATAAAAATCCAAAAACCACAAAACTTGAACGTAGGTTTATCCGATTATTAGTGCATACATGCTTTAAAAAGTATAATGAATCAATGACAAGTGATTCTTACCATGAACTATGGAATAAAACATCAGGACTCGTAGCTAAGCTTAAAAGATTAGATCAGTCTAACCATAAAGCTCTGAGGGAAAAATTAGCACGCATACTTCCTTTGTATGATGAAAATGAAAAAAAGAAAATCATCCAGGAATGCAATAGAGTATTGCGAATCGCACCTTCAAAAACTCTAACTTACGGAGAAATTGATAGGATTAATAAGCTTTTCTATAAGTTAGGTGTCTTATCAAGAAATGAGAAGCAATTATCACGCATGTGGCGAAAGAAATTAAAATTTCACTTTAAAAACATACCTAGAAAAAGGGAAGTATGGTGATGAACAGTGAAGATGTTTTTTATGGGGTTGTGAAAACCTTTGATTCATTCAAGGGCTTTGGTTTTATTTCAAGAGAAAAGGGTAAGGATGTTTTTTTCTTTTATAATGAAATTATAGATGATGAGAAGACTCTTTACCCAGGGGATGCAGTGATGTTTACGCTCATCAAGCAACCAAAGGGGCCAAGAGCATACAATGTAAAAAAAATAAAATGACTTATAATTTTCATGCATGCTTTTTATTCTGTTAACTTGGAGGACTCGTAAATAACTTACTGTATTTCGTTTGTTGTGTAGACTATCAATAGAAAGTAATCAATTGTTCTTACTCATGGGGTAATGCATCCTTTCCCCCATGAAAACACAAGCCACCCTTACTGAAATCCAGCGCTTATTGCGCAATATGATCCGTGTCGGCGTCGTGACCCACGTCAACACAGCGGACGCCCTGTGCCGGGTACAAACCGGAGGCATGACCACAGGCTGGTTGAGCTGGTTAACCCGCCGTGCTGGCCGTTCCCGCGACTGGTGGGCACCGTCCATCGGTGAACAGGTGTTGATCCTGTCCATCGGCGGCGAACTGGATACCGCCTTTGTGCTGCCCGGCATCTATTCCGATGCCAACCCAGCGCCGTCGGCGTCTGCCGATGCGTATCACGTCAGCTTTCCCGATGGTGCGGTTGTCGAGTACGAACCCGAGACCGGGGCACTGACCGTCAGCGGGATTAAAATCGCCACACTCACCGCGTCGGAGTCTATCACCGCCACCGCGCCACTGGTCACCGTGAACGCCTCCACGCGCATCACGCTGGATACACCGGAAGTGGTCTGCACCAACAAGCTGATTACCGGAACGCTGGAAGTAAAACAAGGCGGGGAAATGCGCGGCACTGTCCAGCACAGCGGCGGCGCGTTTACTTCAAACGGCGTGCAAGTGGATAAACACAATCACGGCAACGTACAGAACGGCGGTGGCTGGACGGAGGGGACGCGATGACAGCACGCTACCTCGGCATGAGCCGTGACAGCGGCCAGACCCTCGGCGATATCGAACACATTCGCCAGAGCGTGCGCGACATTCTCATTACCCCCGTCGGGTCGCGGGTGATGCGCCGGGATTACGGGTCGCTGCTGTCGGCGCTGATCGACCAGCCGCAAAACCCCGCCGTGAAATTGCAAGTCATGGCCGCGTGTTACATGGCGCTGCTGCGCTGGGAGCCGCGCATCACGCTGACGGCCATCAACCTGACCAGCACATTCGACGGCAAGCTGGCTGTTGATATTACGGGCGTGCTGGCTGACAGCAACGCCATTTCCCTTTCTGTTCCTGTGAGCTGACACATGGCGATGATTGATTTAAGCCAGCTTCCCGCGCCTGCCGTGGTGGAAGAACTGGACTACGAGGCGATTTACACCGAGCGCAAGGCCGTGCTGCTGTCGCTCTACCCGGAAGACCAGCGCGCCGCCGTCGCCCGCACGCTGGCGCTGGAATCAGAGCCGCTCGTCAAGCTGTTGCAGGAAAACGCCTATCGGGAATTGCTGTGGCGCCAGCGCGTCAATGAAGCCGCCCGCGCCGTGATGGTGGCGTATGCGCAGGGGAATGACCTCGACCAGCTCGGCGCCAATTTCAGCGTTTCCCGTCTGGTTATCACCCCGGCTGACGATTCAACCCTGCCGCCAACGCCTGCCCTGATGGAATCCGATAGCGATTTGCGCCTGCGCATTCAGCAGTCTTTCGAGGGATTAAGCGTTGCCGGGTCGGTTGGGGCTTACCAGTACCACGGACGCAGCGCCGACGGGCGTGTATCGGATGTGTCGGTTATCAGCCCCAGCCCGGCCAGCGTCACCGTGTCGGTGCTGTCACGCGAGGGCGACGGCAGCGCAAGCCCGGAGCTGGTCGCTATTGTTGCCGCTGCACTCAACGGCGAAGACGTGCGCCCGGTGGCTGACCGGGTAACGGTGCAATCCGCCGCCATTGTGCCGTATGAGATTGACGCCACGCTGTATCTATATCGGAGTCCTGAAGCGGAGCCAGTGCGCGCCGCCGCCGAACAGAAGCTGAAAGCCTATATCAGTGCGCAGCACCGATTGGGGCGGGATATTCGTCGCTCGGCGATTTACGCTGCGCTGCACGTCGAGGGCGTGCAACGGGTCGAGCTGACGACACCCGCCGCTGATATCGTGCTGACCGCCGGGCAGGCGTCCTACTGTTCCGGCTATCGGTTGGGTGTAGGCGGTGCCGATGAGTGATACCCGCTTGCTGCCTGTCGGATCGTCCGCGCTGGAAGTCGCCGCCGCCACTGCCTGTGCCGAGATTGCCCGCGTACCGATTCCCCTGCGCCTGCTGTGGAACCCGGACACCTGCCCGGCACATTTGCTGCCGTATCTGGCGTGGGCGTTTTCCGTTGACCGCTGGGATGAGGCGTGGCCGGAGAGCGTGAAACGTCAGGTGATCCGCGATGCGTTCTTTATCCATCGCCACAAAGGCACGATTGGTGCGCTGCGGCGCGTGGTGGAGCCGTTTGGTTATCTGATCCGTATCAGCGAATGGTTTCAGAACGGCGGAGAGCCTGGCACGTTCCGGCTGGACATTGGCGTGCAGGATAGCGGCATCACCGAAGAAACCTTTTACGAGCTGGAGCGGCTGATTGCCGACGCTAAGCCCGCCTCCCGTCACCTGCTGGGGCTGAATATCAACCTCGACACACAGGGCGCGGCCTATGTTGCCGCTACAACATACAGCGGCGATGACCTGACCATTTACCCCTATTTTCCTGAAACCATTACTGTGTCCGGTCTGGATGTGGCCGGGGCAGCACTTCATTTAATCGACAACGTGAGCGTAACCGCATGAGCGCAACCTATTTTGCCCTGTTAACCAACATCGGCGCGGCCAAACTGGCTAACGCCACCACGCTGGGTAGTCGTCTGAACATCACCCGGATGGCCGTGGGTGACGGCGGCGGCGTATTACCAACCCCAAACCCGGCACAAACCAAGCTGATTAACGAAAAGCGCCGGGCGGCACTCAACAACCTGAGCATTGACCCGAAAAACCCCAGCCAGATTATCGCCGAGCAGGTGATCCCCGAAAATGAGGGCGGTTGGTGGGTGCGGGAAGTCGGCCTGTTTGATGACGACGGCAATCTGATTGCTGTCGCCAATTGCCCAGAAACCTACAAACCGCTATTGCAGCAGGGAAGCGGCCGCATTCAGACCGTGCGCATGATTTTGATTGTCAGCAGTACCGACGCAGTGACGCTGAAAATCGACCCGGCTGTCGTGCTGGCAACGCGGGGTTATGTGGATGATGCACTGGCGGAGCATGAAAAGAGCCGCAAACACCCTGACGGGACACTGACGGCAAAAGGGTTCGTGCAACTGAGCAGCGCGACGAACAGCGACAGTGAGCTACTGGCCGCAACCCCTAAAGCGGTGAAAGCAGCGAATGATAACGCCAATGGGCGCGTACCGTCTGGCCGCAAGGTAAACGGTAAGGCGCTGACGGCTGACATTACGCTGGGTGCCGGAGATGTCGGGGCATATACCAAACTGGAAACCGATACGGCTGTTTCTGTCGCCACCACTGCCGCGAACACTGCCGCTACGGCAGCGGCTAACGCCAACACGAACGCTAATGGCCGCGTGCCGTCTGGCCGTAAGGTAAACGGTAAAGCGCTGTCGGCAGATATCGTGCTCACTGCTGGTGACGTTGGTGCGCTGACTGCGGGTGGCACTGCGGCTGCGGCTACTAAGCTGGCTACAGCCCGCAAAATCAACGGCGTGGCGTTTGACGGTACGGCAGATATTAGCGTTGATTCTGACTGGTCACAGATTAAAAACGTTCCCGCGGCATCATATGACGTCGCGGGTGTCGTGTTGTTGAGCTCGTCAATTAACAGTAATAGCAGAACTATTGCTGCGACAGCGCAGCAGCTTTTTACGGCTCACTCTATTGCAACTAACGCGCAGGCAAAAGCGAATGCAGCGTTGCCAGCGGATGGAACTGCGGCGGCGGCGACTAAATTGGCGACCCCTCGCAAAATTAACGGCGTGGCGTTCGATGGGACGGCTGATATTACACTGACCCCTGAAAATCTTGGTTTTGGTAAAATTGGATTAGTACCCGTTGCATTACTGCAATTTTCATCGCATTTGATGCAAAGTCTGAATTTTACGGCACTTAGCAATGATACTCTTGAGGTTGTATTTGAGATTAGATCGCATGGTCGCTTTGTTGAAGTGGGAAAGACCCTGTTATTTCTTCTGGAAAATAATGCAACGGCAATACCGGGAAAATCGACCAGTCGATGCAATCCTGTTGGGAAATTTGTTGTTACATCAATGACGTTTCTGGCAGGAAATAATAATCAGGCAACCATACGCATTCTCTATCAAAATCATGGTATCCCAATCGGGAATAGCAAGACGTTCAGGGTGGCTGGATTTATCTACCGAGAGGTTGGCTGTGCGTGGATGGGACATGCTAGTACCGCGGGAGCATCAATGAACTCGTATTACATGACGCTAAATGCTCCGCTATCATCCCCTAACATGCCGGTAATGGGAATGGCGTCAACTAACTCATATGGGTTTGACGATTCACTGGGTACGGTGACTATTGGCAGTGATAATCAGCCTTGTGCGATGAGTGTTGCAATGATGGGCAATGCGGCGGTTTCATTTGCGATCTCAGATACGGATTCCGCAGCGACAACGATAACTGATATGGCAACAATTATTGTTTATGACATCGTATAGTGTTCGTTAGATAATTGATCGTCACAACCGATCAATAACGCATAATCGATCTGTATAAACGTTTATAAAACAACCGTCCCAGATGTCATTATGTTGTTGGTTTTAAAAAAATAATGATACATCGGGGAAAGCGAAGCCCACTGTTAGCGAGACAGTGGGCTTTTTTTGTGCCTGTTTTCCGTCTCTTTGTTGTACCAGCCCCCACCGTACCCGCATGACTCGCCCATGCTCGCACCACACCGGACAATAACCGCTCCTAATGCAGCAATAATGCTATTAGCTGGAGCCTGAATGTATGAGTGATTTTCACCACGGCGTGCAGGTCGTCGAGATTAACGACGGCACGCGCGTTATTTCCACCGTATCCACCGCGATTATCGGTATGGTGTGTACCGCACCCGATGCCGACGCGGCCACCTTTCCCCTGAATACCCCGGTACTGATTACCAACGTGCTGTCCGCCGTCGGCAAGGCCGGGAAAAAAGGCACGCTGGCCGCTTCATTGTCCGCCATCGCCGACCAGTCCAAACCCGTCACCGTTGTGGTTCGGGTTGACGAGGGAAAAGACGAGTCCGAAACCATCAGCAATGTGATCGGCGGCAGTGACGAAAACGGCAAATACACCGGGATGAAATGCCTGTTAGATGCCATGACCGTCACGGGGGTGAAACCGCGCATCCTCGGTGCGCCGGGGCTGGACTCGCTGCCCGTTGCCACGGCGTTAGCGTCCATTTGTCAGTCGCTGCGTGCTTTTGGTTACGTCAGCGCGTGGGGCTGCAAAACCCTGTCGGACGCCATCAACTACCGGGAAAATTTCAGCCAGCGTGAACTGATGGTGATCTGGCCGGATTTTATCGCGTGGGACACCACGGCCAACGCCAGCGCCACAGCGTATGCCACCGCCCGCGCTCTGGGATTGCGTGCCAAAATCGACCAAGAGACAGGCTGGCATAAAACCCTGTCTAACGTCGGCGTGAACGGCGTGACGGGTATCAGCGCCTCGGTGTATTGGGATTTGCAGGCACCCGGCACCGACGCGGATTTACTGAATGAAGCAGGTGTCACCACGCTGGTTCGTAAGGACGGCTTCCGCTTCTGGGGTAACCGCACCTGTTCTGACGATCCGCTGTTCCTGTTTGAGAACTACACTCGCACCGCACAGGTACTGGCCGATACGATGGCCGAAGCACACATGTGGGCGGTGGATAAGCCTGTTACGCCAACGCTTATCAAAGACATTATCGAAGGTATCAAGGCGAAATTCCGTGAGCTGAAATCTAACGGCTACATCATTGATGCCGATTGCTGGTATGACGACACCGCCAACGATAAGGAAACGCTCAAGGCTGGGAAACTGTATATCGATTATGACTATACCCCCGTTCCCCCACTGGAAAATCTCACCCTGCGCCAGCGCATCACCGATAAATATCTGGTGAATCTGGCCGCGTCGGTCAACAGCTAAGGAGCTACCGCGCTATGGCACTGCCTCGCAAACTAAAATTTATGAACCTGTTCAATGACGGCATGAGCTACATGGGTGTCGCCACAGCCGTTACGCTGCCGAAACTCACGCGCAAGCTGGAGAACTATCGCGGCGGCGGCATGAACGGCACCGCGCCGATTGATTTTGGTCTGGACGATGACGCGCTATCGATGGAATGGACAATGGGCGGATTCGCTGACGAAACGTTGTTGGCACAGTATGCCGCACCGGGTGCCGATGCGGTGCTGCTGCGCTTTACCGGGTCGTATCAGCGTGACGACACCGGGGCAATTGTGACGGTAGAGGTTGTGATGCGTGGCCGTCATAAAGAAATCGACGGCGGCGAAAGCAAACAGGGCGAAGACACAGAAACCAAAATTTCCACTCAATGTACCTATTACAAGCTGACCGTGGACGGCAAAGAAATGATCGAGATTGACACCATCAACATGATTGAGCGTGTCAACGGCGTTGACCGTCTGGAACAACACCGCCGGGCGATTGGTCTGGCGTAACCCTGTCCGGCCAGCACGGTGCTGGCCGACTTCTTTCTATTTTCTATTTGAACACAGAGGCAACATCATGAACAAACACGACAACGTGGTAACACTGGAAACCCCTATTCAACGTGGCGAAACCGTCATCGACACTATCACCCTGATTAAGCCAAACACCGGAACGCTGCGCGGCGTCAGTCTGGCGGCGGTGGCCGGGTCGGACGTAGACGCGATGATTAAAGTGCTGCCACGCATGACGCTGCCAGCACTGACCGAAACCGAAATCACCCGCATGGAATTGCCGGATATGATTGCCATTGCGGGAAAGGTGATCGGTTTTTTGACGCCGAAATCGCAACAGGGAACCTCCCCCGAAGCCTGACGGTAGACGAGCTGATGGCGGATATCGCGGTAATTTTTCACTGGCCGCCATCCGAGCTGTACCCGATGAGTCTCACCGAGTTGATTTTGTGGCGCGACAAAGCGCTGAAACGCAGCGGACACCATAACAATGAGTAACAGTCTACAGCTCAGTGTATTACTGCGTGCCGTTGATCAGGCTACCCGCCCCTTTAGGGCGGTGCAGGATGCGGCGCGCACACTGTCGGGTGAAATTCAGGGTTCACAGGCGCAGTTGAAAAACCTTGAGGCACAGGCCGGGCGCGTTGAGGGATTCAGGAAAACCAGCGCCCAACTGGCGAGCACAGGCCGAGCGCTGGAGAAGGCAAAAGCCGACGCGGCTGCGCTGGCCGTCGCGTTTCGCAATACCGCCAACCCAACCCGCGCCCAGACCAAGGCTCTGGAAGAGGCACGCAAAAAAGCGGCAGAGTTGCAGGCGCAGCAAAACCGCCTGCGTTTGTCTGTTCAGAACCAGCGCAGCGCCTTGCGTGAGGCGGGCATTGATACGCGTAATCTGGCGGGGGCAGAGCGTCAGCTCAGGACGGATATTGCGGCCACTAACGCCACACTCGAACGGCAACGTGCAGCGCTGGCGCGAGTAAGCCAGCAGCAAGAACGGCTAAACCGCGTCAATCAGCGTTATGAACGTGGGCAGGCCATTACCGCTGGGGTACGCAATACCAGCGCGGCGGCGTTTGGTCTGGGTTCAGCGGCACTGTATGCCGAAAGCCGCCTGATTGCACCGTCTGTTCAGGCAGACGGACACGGTGCACGCATTGCCGCGCAGACAGGCGGGAATACGGCTGACGGACAGCAGTACACCCGCGTTATCAAAGAGGTTAACGCGTCAGGTGTCAGCAATGACATCAATCAGATAGCAGACGCGGTGGCCGCCGCGCGTAGTACGCTCGGTGCGCTGGGTGATGTAGGGGCAACCGAGCTTGCGCGGATCTCCCGTAAAGCGCTGGACGTACAAACGGCGCTCGGCAGTGATGCGGCGGAGAGTATCCAGATAGCCGCCATCATGATGAAAAACGGCCTCGCGAAAAATAGCGATGAGGCGTTTGATTTGATGGTATCCGGGATGCAGCGCGTGTCTGCACAGATGCGCGGAGAACTGCCGGAAATCCTACATGAATATTCAACCCACTTCCGCAACATGGGATTCAGCGGATCGGAAGCCATGACGCTGCTGGTTGAGATGGCGCAGCAAGGCAAGTTCGCGCTGGACAAAACAGGCGACGCGATTAAGGAATTCAGTATTCGCGGGTCGGACATGTCAAAGGCCAGCATTGAAGCGTATGACGCCATCGGACTCAATGCGGCAAAAATGTCTAACGCCATCGCCAGCGGGGGCGATAAAGCGCGGGCGGCAATGCAGAAAACCGCCAACGGGCTGCTGAAAATCAAAGACCCGGCAGAACGGGCAAATGCTGCCATTGCCCTGTTTGGTACGCCGATTGAAGACCTTTCTATCGACCAGATACCGAAATTTCTGGCCGCGCTGGCCGGAACCGAAAACAAGCTGGGCGACGTGTCCGGGGCGGCTGACCGGATGGGGGATACCCTGCGCGATAACCTGCAAGGGGATATCGGGCGGCTTCAGGGCGTGATGGCCAGCCTGCGCTTTAACCTGTTCAATGACGATGACGGCGCACTGCGCAAACTGACGCAGGCCGCGACGGAGTGGTTAACCCGCGTCAATGAATGGGTCAAGGCTAACCCGGAGCTGACGCGCCAGATAGTGATGGTAGGCGCAGCCGCCACGGCGTTAATTACGGTACTGGGTGGGATCGGGCTGGTTGCGTGGCCTGTGATGGCGGGGATTAATGCCCTGATTGCTGGAGCGGGGTTGCTCAGCGTTGGATTCAGTATGGCCGGGGGCGTCATTACAACGGCAATGACTGCACTGTCGTTACCCATATTGAGTGTTGTCGCTATTTTTGCTGGGGCTATTGCGGCAATCGTTGTTGGCGCGTTGCTGATCCGTAAATATTGGGAGCCAATCGGTGCATTTTTCGGCGGCGTACTTGAAGGGCTGAAAATCGCGTTTGCGCCAATAGCCGAGCTGTTTGCACCACTAAAGCCTGTATTTGACTGGCTGGGGGAAAAGCTATCGGCGGCATGGGAATGGTTTAAACAGTTGGTCGCCCCAGTTAAATCAACTCAGGAAACGTTAGACAGTTGCCGTAATGCAGGTGTTGCATTCGGTGAGATGTTGGCAAATGCGCTGACCATGCCTGTAAAGGCATTGAATCTGTTGCGAGGCGGCATTGACTGGGTGCTGGAAAAGCTCGGTGTTATTGATAAAAAATCAGATGGCCTTGGCGATAAAGTCCCTAAAGAGGCGTTGACCCCAGAAGGCGCCGCCGCATTAAACGCGGGTGTGAGCCGCGCCCCGACACCGCAGGGGGTCGACGCAACGTCAATTGCTGCCCGATACAGCGGCGACCGTGACAACGGCGGACGCGTCCCGCTGGGAGAGTTTGCCGTCGTCGGTGAACATGGTCCGGAAATTGTCGAAGGTCCGGTCAATGTCACCAGCCGTAAAAAAACGGCAGCGATGGCCTCTGCCGCCATGAACATGTCCGCCTATCGTCCGATAGCACAAACGGTTCAGGCCAGCGCGGCATCATCCCCGGTCAGCATTCACGCGCCAATCAGCATTGTTGCCCAGCCCGGACAGAGTGCGCAGGACATCGCACAGGAAGTGGCGCGCCAGCTTGATCAGCGGGAACGGGCGGCACGGTCACGCGCCTTCAGTCAGTACAGTTATCAGGGAGGCTAATCCGATGATGCTCACATTAGGGCTGTTTGTGTTCCAGCTCCAGACCCTGCCGTACCAAAACATGCAGCGCAACGTTGATTACCGCTGGCCGTCAAACAGCCGCGTCGGTCAGCGTCCTGCGTTGCAGTTCTTAGGCATTGAAGACGAGAAAATCACACTTTCAGGCGAACTGTTGCCGGAAATCACAGGCGGCACGCTGTCATTGTTAATGCTGGAGACGATGGCCGATCAGGGGCGTGCATGGCCGCTGATTGAGGGCAGCGGCACCATTTACGGCGTATTTGTGGTGAACAGTATCAGCCAGACGAAAACCGATTTTTTCCCTGATGGCCGTTCCCGGCGGATTGAGTTTACCATCACGCTGACCCGCGTGGACTCGTCGCTGTCTGCCATGCTGGGCGATTTACGCCAGCAGGCGGAGGGCTTGATCGGCAGCGCCGGGGAAATGGCTAACCGGGCGCAATCTGCCATCGGAGGATTATTCGCATGATTAACCCGCTGAATGTTCGCGCTGGCAGTAAAATCGCTCCCGCGTACCTGCTGCGACTCAATGAGCAGGACATCACGACCGTTATCAGTCCGCGCCTGTTGTCACTGAGCCTGACCGATAACCGGGGATTTGAAGCCGACCAGCTCGACATCGAGCTGGACGACAGCGACGGGCTGTTGCAGTTACCCCGCCGGGGCGCGGTGCTGTCGGTGTTTTTGGGCTGGGAAGGAGACGCGCTGATCGGCAAAGGCGATTTTACGGTGGATGAAATAGAACACCGTGGCACGCCGGATACGCTCACCATCAGGGCGCGGAGTGCCGATTTTCGCGGGTCGCTGAACTCCCGGCGTGAGCTGTCATATCACGACACTACGCTGGGGGCGATTGTTGAACAGGTGGCGAAGCGTAACAACCTTGCGCCGATGCTGGCCGACGGATTCGCGGGGATAAAAATTCCGCACATCGACCAGACGCAGGAAACCGACTCGGTATTTATTACGCGCCTGGCTGAGCGCAACGGGGCGATTGTGGCGATCAAAGCCGGGCGTTTGCTGTTTATCCGTCCCGGAACGGGGAAGACGGCCAGCGGCAAACCTATCCCACAGCAGATTATTGAACGCAGCGACGGCGATCAGCACAGTTTTAGCCTGGCTGACCGGGGCGCGTACACAGGCGTAACGGCAAGCTGGCTGCATACCAAAGAGCCGCAACCTGAAAAGCCGAAAACGGTAAAGGTAAAGCGTCAGAAAAAAGTGTTATTGCATCAGGGAGCGCAACCCCAGAAGCCGCACCCTAAAGCGAAAAAGGCAAAGAAGGAGCCGGAAGCCCGCGAGGGTGATTATCTGGTCGGCACCGATGAAAATGTGTTGGCATTGACCACGGTATTTGCGACCAAAGCACAGGCCATGCGTGCCGCACAGGCAAAGTGGGACAAACTGCAACGGGGTGTCGCGGAGTTTTCTATTACGCTGGCAATGGGGCGAGCTGACCTGTTCCCGGAAACCCCTGTACAGGTGAGCGGATTCAAACAGGTGATCGACGAACAGCCGTGGACTATCTCAAAAGTAACGCACAGTTTGAGTAATTCAGGGTATGTTACCGCGCTGGAACTGGAAGTGCTGCTGTCTGATGTTGAGTATGAGAGCGATCCTGAGTGA